TTTATTATTATTATTATTATTATTATTATTATTATTATTATTATTATTATTATTATTATTATTATTATTATTATTATTATTATTATTATATTTAAATAATATTACACCATAACTAGTAATAGGCAGTTTACATTGATATATATTATGATTATTTTTACCACAATTATTACAAACATAAATCGGCGAAATATTCATTATTTTTATAAATATTTTTAATTTTGAATAAAAACCTATATATGTTTATAATACAATGTTTTTATATCATTTCAATTTAATGGCATTTGATAATAACGAAAAATTAAATCCACAAGTTTGGGGACCACATTATTGGTTTTTTATTCATACTATTGCAATGACATATCCTATTAATCCAAATTCAGCAACAAAAAGAAAATATTATGAATTTATTCAAAATTTAGCCTTATTTATTCCTAACGAACGTATTGGAAATCAGTTTAGTGAAATGTTAAATTTATATCCAGTAGTACCATATTTAGATTCCAGAGAATCTTTTATTCGTTGGACACATTTTATTCATAATAAAATAAATGTTAAATTAGAGAAACCTGTTATTTCTTTAGAACAATTTTATGATTTTTATTATCAACAATATAAACCTAAAAAGGTTCATTGGATTGAATATATGAAATTGCGTAAAAAAATAATATACGTTGTTTTTATTCTCATGTTATTAGGATTATTAATTTATTTCTATAAACAAAAATAATATATGGTTAATATAAATAACTCATCCCTATATAAATGAATAGAACAAAAAAAATAAGAAAAAGAAATAAGAAGAAAACCACAACACAGAAATCATATTGTGCGGGTTTGAATGGTGGAAAAGTAAAAGGATCAGGTGGATATGGATGTTTTTTGGTTCCAGCTGTTCGATGTAAAAATCATACGCGCGATAAAAATGAAAAAAATATATCAAAATTAATGTTGGCAACCAAAGCAAAAAAAGAATATAATGAAATTATTAAATATAAAAAAATATTAAATACTATACCAAATCATAATAAATATTTTTTAATTGACAATGTTGAATTGTGTAGTCCAGCTAAATTGTCTCCGTCAGATTTACTAGATTATGAGAAAAAATGCAAAGCATTAAATAAGAAAAAAATAACTAAAAAAAATATTAATAAAAAATTAAATTCAGTTTTAGCTATTAATATGCCATATGGAGGCGACGATCTAGATATATTTATAAAAAAATGCGACTCTTATAGTGAATATATTAAATTAAACAAATCGCTAATCGATTTATTATTAAATGCTTTGGTACCAATGAACAATAAACGTGTATACCATTGTGATATAAAAGCTGGGAATATTTTAATAAATAAAAACTACGAATGTAAAATAATTGATTGGGGTTTATCCACTAGTTATAATAATTATGATCATAATCAACAATTTCCAATATCTAAAGGACATTTTAATCGTCCTATTCAATTCAATACTCCTTTTTCTATAATAATATTAAATAATGAATTTAAAGAAGATTATGAAAAATTCATAATGGATATGTTAAAAATAAATAAAGAAATTCAATATGCTGATATTCGTGCTTTTGTATTGAAAAAATTTGTACAATGGAATAAAGAATATAAAACAGGACATGTTCGTTATATAAATAAAATAATGAAAATGTTATTTAATAAAAATATTGAACCTCTGTATAAAAAAATTAAAGATGACATTGTTACGACAGAATATACATATTATTATATTATTGAATATATATCAAAAGTTATTTATAAATACACAGATGTTGAAAACAATAAATTCAATATGCAAGATTATTTTAAAAATGTATATTTAAAATCGATTGATATATGGGGGTTTGTTTTTTCTTATTTGCCAATTTTAAACGTGTTCAGTTATACAAAAAGAAAAGATTTATCAAATACAGAAATTAAAATTTACGAAAAAATTAAATATATAATTATCCATTATTTATATGAAAATCCTTTAGAACCTATAGAACCTATGGTAATTAAAAAAGAATTGGAAGAGTTGAATATTTTATTTGAAGATGCGTGGAGAGAAAAACCAAACTCTTTAAATAGCATATTAGATAGATACAAAAGAAAAATAAATAATGATTCAAATAGTAAAAACAGTAAAAATAGCGATGATTCTTCTATAGATAAAAATAATACAGAAACTGCAAAAGTAATCAAATTTTTTTCTGAATCTTCTTCCAAAAACAAATAGAATATTATTATGAATAAAACAAATATATAAAATATATAATTATATGTATATACGTAGTAACATATAATTATATTGTAAATTATTGAAATGAAAATAGAATTATTAATATTTGGAATTACTGTTTTTTTTATGTATAATGCATATCATGATGGTAAATTTTTAAAAAAAATAATGTCATATAAAAAATATTATCAAATTGCATTTTTTGGATTATTAGGTATAGGTATTTATCTTATTATAAAACGAAATCCACGAGATTGTAGAAAAATCATAATGAATGCAAATAATATGGTAAAATATATGCCTATTGATAAATCTTCATTGGATATGATTAGTCCTATTTTGGATTTTACATCACAAGGTGAAATGGGTGAAGATATGGGATTTATGAATGATTTAACAAATCAAACTGGTGGTACACAATATCCTTATGGAAGTGGATTTTTTGGAAAATTAGGTATTCATCCATCTGAAAAACGAATATTACAATCAGGTTATAGTAATACACCTATGCCAAATAATACTTATGAAATAAATAGTAAAAAAGCCACAAAACGATCTGTAAGCGAAACAAAGAAAAAATATGTAGCATCATTGCAAAATTGGAAATGTGGTCATTGTCAAAATCAATTAAACGCGTGGTTTGAAGTTGATCATAAAATGAGATTAGAAAATGGAGGCGGAAATGAAGTGAATAATTTAATTGCGCTTTGTAGAGATTGTCATGGTAAAAAAACTGCTATGGAAAATATGTGAGTTTTATTTTGTTGTTGTTAATTTAGATGGTGTTGATGTTGGTGTTGATGTTGGCGTTGATGTTGGCGTTGATGTTGGCGTTGATGTTGGCGTTGATGTTGGTGTTGATGTTGGCGTTGATGTCGGTGTTGATGTTGGCGTTGATGTCGGTGTTGATGTTGGTGTTGATGTTGATTTTGCGTTTTTATTCGATTTATTTACTTTATAATATCCGTAAATAGCAAGAGACATACCAATTGATAATAAAACTATATTAGTTATTATAGATGGTGTAAAATTAATTTTATAATAGAGTTTGTCCAATCCAAATCCAAGTAATGATTGAATTAACATAAATATCAATATCACTATAATATTCAAATAATCATAACTAGCAAAAAATAGTAAATCCGGAATATAATTTCCTATTAATATAGGGAATATTATTAAATATAATAACTTGCTTAAATATTTGAATGAAAACTGTATTGTCATTTTAACGTTATAGAAAAAATATCTTATCAATAATACAAATGAAGATATTATAAACATTACCAGTGATGTTGATAATGTGTCACTATATGGGTTTTTAAATACAGAAGATATACCCACATCAATATATTGTTCTAAAATTAATGCAATCAACAATGCAAACGAAGCGTATAATACATTTTTATTCATTGTTTTTCCGTTTTTATAAACACTAGAATAAACGATACGGTATAAGGTAATTATAATTGTTATAAAACCGATTAATTCTAGTATATTTATTTTATTGTGTTGACTGTAATTATCTATTAATATCAAAAATATTATTTGACTAGTACATAAACTATTATAAATACCAGTACTAACATATAAATTTGCAAAAGTTAATAAAATAAATAATATATAACGAAGAATACCATATTTTATAGTTTTATAACGAAACGATACATTTTTCAAAGTTTCTTTAATTGTTTCTATAAAATTTTTTTTTTCAAAGTTTAAATGAAAAAATGATAATATGATAGAAATAATAGATAATAAAAATATAAATGAATAAACTTCAACATTTCCTTCTTGAATTAATATAGGAACTATAGCATCAAATATTGTTGCAAAGATAATACACGACAATCCAATGATGGTTTTATTCATTAAGTTTTAATTTTACTGTGAATAAATTATTTAATAAATACTATATATTTTTATTATAATAATATATATAATATATCATTATATATAAATAAAAATAATATTAGATGAATAATAAAAATCCCATTAATATAAAAAATATAAAAAATATAAAAAATATAAAAAATATAAATACAACTGCAATTACAAATAGTGTTAAAAATAATAAATATGTTTTTATTTTATTGTTTTTTCTAATACTGTTGATATGTCTATATATATTTAATCCATTTAATGTTACAAGAAAATATTTTACTACCATGACATTCATTACAATTTTTGTAGGAGCATGTTTAATTGCAATATTATTAACTTATAATAAAATTTCATCCAAAGATAGTCTAAATAAAAATACAGTTAGAAGTTTAATTTATCAATATTTATTAAATGCTGGCTGTTTTATTTTAATTATCGTAATATTAGGAGTTTTATTATTTTATATATTTAAGGGATATGGCAATATCCAATCACAACGTTCTATATTAGCATTTTTAATAAATATATTTATTGTTGTTGTCTTTTTAAGTATATTATATCGGTTTTTTAATATAGGAAAATACGTTAAAAACAGTGCATTCTTAAATTTAATTTATAATGTTATAATGTATTTACCATGTCTATTAATATATTTAATAGAAACACCAATTAGTTATTTAATTCCAATTCGTAAATTAAACCCAACAAATAGATCAGTGAAAGACATTATGAACAATGAATATAATAAAACTGACGTAGGAACATTTGTATTATTTATTATAATGGTAATATTATTATTCATTGTTATATTTTATCCGTTTATAAGTGAAAAAATACAATTGCAAGGTGGAAAACAAATAGTGAATCAAACAATTTATACAGATAGATATGCGTCTTTATTTACGGTTAAACAATTAACAAATATGTCAACACCTGATTATCAATATGGTTTATCATTTTGGTTATATATTGATTCTGAACCTCCCAATACAAGTAGTTTATATTTAACAAATGGTTCAGTTCTTAATTTCGCGGATTTACCCAACATATTATACAATGGTCTAGATAATTCACTTATATTTATGCAAAAATATACTAGTGGTCTCTACATAGATGCATCTAACGCAGGAATAGATATTTCAATGAATGAATATGGATTTCAAAATAACAATAACTATGATCATAACCAATTATATAAAGATATATCTAATAATACAATACAATTAAATAAAACTTCAAGTAAAGAAATTTTTAGATTAAAGAATGTTAAATTGCAAAAATGGAATCACATAGTATTAAATCTATATAATGGAACAATGGATATTTTTTATAATGGTCAATTAGTGAAATCACAACCTGGTGTAGTTCCATATATTAATATGTCAGATACGTTGTCAATTGGCAGTAATAATGGTATAAGTGGTGGTGTATGTAATGTTACATTTTTTGATGAACCATTAAAATATACACAAATATACTATTTATATGAATTATTTAAAAATAAATCACCACCAATAATATATAAAAATATTAACAAAACAATTGTATTCACACCTAGTAATAATACAGTAAATACCAATAGTAAAAAATATACATCATATGGTAGTGAAACAAATACTACCATTTTAACGCAGTCACCTGCTATAATGACTGTAGATACATCATCAAATGATACACAAACATCTACACAAAATACCAATGCTCCAACACCATTTATAATGGCATCAAACAATTTTAAAAATATATTAGGTTCTTTAGTTTATTATCAATAAAATAGTGACAGATATAACATAATATATTTTAATAATATAAATATATTATTTTTCTAGATTTATATTATATAAAACAATTATGAATATTTTTACTATAATTTTTATCATAATATTACTTTATTTTACTATTCAATATTTTAGACGTCCAAGTAATACATTGAATAGTGCAGTTTCAAATGCACAAACACAAGTAGTTATACCTGCAAGTAGTTTAGTTGGTGGTAATAATGGAATATCGTCTAATTTTGCTTATTCAGTTTGGTTTTATATAAATGATTGGAATTATAATTATGGTAAACCGAAAGTGTTATTTGGAAGATTGAATCCTGGTGGTAGTGACGTTAGTGGAAATACCCAATCGGGTGTACCAAATGTTTATGGAACAGATCCATGTCCATTAGTAGTATTAGGAGCAGTCGAGAATAATTTAGGAATTGTTTTAAGTTGTCAAGGTTCAACAAATCCTAATGTAAATTCATTACATACGTGTAACATAGCAAACATTCCTATACAAACATGGGTTAATTTATTAATAAGTGTTTATGGTAGAACATTAGATGTATATTTAGATGGTAAATTAGTTAAAACATGTGTATTACCTGGTGTAGCAAAAATTCCAACAACAAATCCACCATCTATTTATATAACACCAAAAGGTGGTTTTAACGGATATACATCAAAATTTCAATATTGGAATACACCATTAAATCCACAACAAGCATGGAATGTTTATAATAGTGGTTATAGTAGTACTGGTGGTAAATTAGCGGGAATGTTTGGACAATATAAATTGGATGTAACATTAATGAAAAATGGAACTCCAGTAAATTCTTTTGCACTTTAGATCTTTTTTACATTGAAATAATGATTTATTATAACTATAATTATATAATGGAAAACATGGAAAACATGGAAAACATGGAAAACATAAAAAACATGGAAAAAAAGATAGAAGTTCTTCAATATTGTGTAAATGATTTAGTAACCTATTTTTCTATGGCAGTTGATAGTGGTGAAAATTATAAAGATTTTCATTCATTTATGAAAAAATATTTAGACTTTAATACAGAGTACATGAGAGAGTTAGAAGACGAAAATAATGAAGAATTTTTAATGCAGCGCACAATATTTGAAGATGAATATGCTGATATGATTATGAAAATGGTTGTAAATAGAAAAGGTGGTAGAAAAAATAATAAAACAAAAAAATTAAGAAAAAAATAATAAATATAAACCCTCAAAATGTATACATGAAATAAAAATGATTTTCTATCTATAATATATAATATATCATAAATAATATTATATATTAATTTATATTATACTAATATTATATTAATATAAAGTAAAAAAATAAATGAGTAGTAAAACAGATAATAATTTTTATAATAAATTTACATTAAAAAGCTCTGGGTCAACGCCATCAGGTTCTTCAAATAGTGTGTTTTCAGAATCAAATAGTTTAATATCTAAAGTAGCATTTTTATTATTAGTTATTTTTGGATTTATTATTGCATTACGTTTAGGAATTACATTAATAGCAAATTTATTTAAATTTAAACAAAATCCACATTTAATAAATGGAATGGTAGATGCTACACAAAGTTTAGTAATATATCAAGACCCATCAATGAAAGGTGCAAAAACTATTATGCGTTCTATAAATCAATCTGGTGGTATTGAATTCACATGGTCTGTATGGATTTATGTTAATGGCATAGATCCATCAGGAAACTATGGAACCACTGGAACTTATAAACATATTTTTAGTAAAGGTACAGACACCTTTTTATCAAATGGATTAAATTTTCCAAATAATGCACCAGGATTGTATTTAACACCTTATAAAAATGAATTAATGGTAATTATGAATACTAATGAAAATATAAATGAAGAAATTATCATACCAGACATACCACTCAACAAGTGGTTAAATGTTATTATAAGATGTAACAATACAACTGTTGATGTTTATATTAATGGGGTCATAACTAAATCCACCAATTTATCTGGTGTCCCTAAACAAAATTATGGAAATGTTTATGTTGCAATGAATGGCGGATTTAATGGTTATATATCTAATTTATGGTATTATAGTCGTGCATTAAATTCAGTAGATATACAAAACATTGCATTTAGAGGTCCATCTACAAAATTACAAGTAAATAATTCTAATTCTAGTGGTTTACAATTAAGATTCCCTAATTATTTATCTTTACGTTGGTATTTTGCTGGTAGTGAAAATGGATATAATCCATGAATATTTCACGCATAGTAAATATTTAACCCAATAAAATAAACATAATGTATAAAATAAATTATGTTTATTATATATTAAATTGATGAGTTGTTTAGGTCCAAATTATGTTATAACCAATCCACCTGCATGGTCAAGAAAAGCAACTGCATGTTTTAATATAATAAATATTATAGGGAATCGTTTAGACGGTAGTAATAATGAATTAGTATACATTCCTTTGTTAAAAAGATCTGTTTTAATTAGTGAATTAAGTAATGCATTACAAATGTATAATAAAGCAAATGTATTACAATATGCTTACAATTCAAGAACAAATAGATTAACTAAAAATCAAAAGTACGCATTAATTTGTAAAGGAAAATGGTTAGGTAGAAAAACATATGCAACACAAACTGAAACATATACAAATCCTAATATTCAATTATTAGAACGTGTAAATTATGGTTCTGTTAATCTTGAAACAGGTCTTCAAACTACAATTCCAGAACCTATTTCTTGTCCATCTACTAATCCAGCACCAACACCATATCCTAATAATTTACCAGTTAATAATAATAGTCCTAGCAATATTCCTGATATTCTACCCGTTCCTCCGCCAACCCCATCGAATAATAAATTTACATTACCTGATATTTTCCCTGTAGTAGATGAAGCAACAAGTCGTATTGCAGCTGATGGAGGAAATCTTATTATTGGAACAATTTCTGATATTTGTACAGGTGAATCTATAAATAGATGTTTTAGAGAACCATTCGTTTGTTTTCCTAGTAGTGCTTCAAATGTACCAACTGAAGATGGTATTGATAAAGAATTATGTTTTGTTAAAAATGCTCCAGTATGGCTGCCAAAAAAATCAGCACAAGCATCTTCTTCTGATAATAATGATAATAGTGCGCAAAATTATAAAAATTTTAGTGCTGTTTAATACATGGTATGTTCTCTTTATTTTTTACAATTATTTTTATTTTTATTATTTTTTATTGAAATATTGTGCTTTATATACTATTCATTATTGATTTGTATTATTTTTATGTGTAAGAATCTTTTTCAAATACTCGCGTCTTTTTTCCACGTTTGTATTCATAACTAATACTGAATATAATATTATTATCGTACCTATTATTTTATACATAGTTATTGCTTCATTAAAGAATAATTTAGCATATATAAATGAAATAACTAATCCTATATTGCTAAAAGAATTAATATCTAAAATAGATAAATAATTATAACTGTCAAACCACAATAAAGCTGAAATATTATTAATAATAAGGAAAAAGAATAGTGCTTTTTTTAATTCACTCGTAGTAGGAAGTATTTTATTCGTTCCAAACATTAATTTAATTGATTTACTATTGTAAAAATAATATATTAACCATACAAATATCATTATCATACCTACATAACTATTTAATAACATTTGTTCTCCAGAATTAACAAATTCACTTATATTTTTACCAACTACAGAAGTATAACCACTTATTACAAGTGATATTAATGTAATTATAATACCAAAAATATAACTATTATTATTATATTTTATACTAGATTGGGTTGATTGTTTGTCCTGTGTAATTTTATCTAAATTAATTATAATAATACCAATAATTGCTAATAAAGATGCTAAATAATCAGACGTTGTTATTTTCTCGCCATCAATTATATGAGAAAAATACAAAACTGGTATTATGTAAAGTGAACCCAATGGAATTGCTACTGTGATTGGTAAGAATATAATACCTACATATTTTGTTATAAAATATATGAGTGATAAAAAAGAAATACTAAATATTTTTGGATTTAATAAATTTTGTATTACATTACTTGTTAATTTCAAATTATTAGAAATATCTTTGCTTGATGATTTTAAATTAAAATAAGCATGGTCTCTACTATATTTATATAAAACATATATCAAAGAAAATAAAAAATAACATACGCATGCTATTGTTAATGTATTGATAAAATTATAAGTAACTCCTTTGAAAAAGATTGGTTTTAGTTGTGACAACAATAATTGAATAAAAACAATTACATACCCTATTAATTCATTATTCATTATATATCTCTAGTCAATATATATAATTATATAATATTGTTTTTTATTGTCTTAAATTGGGATTTATGCATATTTCTTGAGATGGGAAAATATCACCGGACATACATTTTTGATTATCACTCACTTGAATACAACTACGAAAACCTCTATCTTCACCTATATAACACCAACCAGATTTATTACTAGATTTGCTTTGTTGAATATTACTCATTGAATCATCTGCTGTATAATTGTAAGTATTATATGTTGAACTAGAACTAGAACTAGATGGTACAACAGAAGCACTACTACTACCCCCACTTGGATTTGTTGGATAATTACCTGTAGTTGATTCTACTAAAGCAGTATTTAACGCACTATTTAAAGCATTATTATTTAATGAACTTGCTGCTACAGTAGTTTTTTGTACATTTGTAGCACTAACAGCTTGTATTGGTGTCAATGATTGTGTAGTTGGTTGTGCGTTCAATGATGATTGTGCAGAGGTAGTTGTTACAACAGATGATGTATTGTCATTAACTGAACCATTTGACGCTACATTTTGTGGTAAAGAAGTTGGTTGCTTATATGATTGTGTACTGGGTTGTGGATTATTTACGATTGTATTTAATGAGGTGCTTCCACTATTGGATTGTTTATCCATTAATTGATCAGTTGCACTGACTCCTCCTTTAATTGTTCCTTGTATTATATATAATAAATCGTAAACACCTTTTATTGCATTTTTAAAAATATTAGCAACAGATCCTCCAAATATATTATGTAAAAAATTATTAATTGCCATAGTTAATGGTTTAACTAAATTAATAATATCTTGAGTTCCCACTGCTAAATAAACAAATATATTTACTCCTAATAATCCAAATATAACTATTATAAGTGCAAATATTTTCCAATCCATACCAAAAACATTCAAATTGTTAGATGTATTAGATGCTCCTAATAAACTATTTGATCCATTTGTATCATCACTTGATGATTCTGAAAGTGATTTTAATCCAGAACGAAAACTAGAGGATAAAGATGATAATCTACTTTCTACATTATTTTTTGATTCATTATTTTTTGATTCATTATCATTAGTTGAATTCATTATTATATGTATATATATATATCAAATTAGAATTAAAAATGTTTTATAAATACTTAATATTTTTATTTGAATGTAAACAAATATAAAAATTGATTCAAGTCTGCTAAAATTTCATCACGAATATTATATAAATCAGTATTAGACATTTTAATCATAAATGGATTAGAATTCAACTTTACTAAATATTCTTTAAAACGTATTATTTCATTTTTAACTTTATACGTATCTTTTATCGATGATCCAAAATCGATCAATCGAATATTTTTTGTTTTTAATAAATCAATACGATTACCTACTTTTCCTAATAAAACTTCAATAAATCTATCCATATTTTCATTTAATTTACTATATAATTCATCCGTTGCTTTATGAGTTGCGTAACTATAAGTTTTCCAATGGTATAATTTTATCATCAATAACATTTCTAAAAAACGGATAGTTATTTCTCTCTCAAATGTTTCAGAATTACTTGTTTTGTTTACTTTTTTAAAATATTTTTTGGTTTTATTTTTTAAAGTTGCTATGTTGCTTTTTTTTGATTTATTTTCACGCATCTCTAATCTATATAAATATATATTTATTTTATTATTTTATTACTATGAATTGTTATTGTAAACTAATATATTATAATCTAGGTATAAATTCTTCTCCAAATGCATTTAATTTTTCTAATTTTTCGATAGTTTTTTCTAAATTTGATTTACCAGTATTATTAAACAAATAATCAGTATTTGGAGATTTTTCATTTTTTTTTATTTGTTTGTAAATATTGTCTATTTTATTAAGAACAATTAATAATTTTTCTTTTTGTTCATTTGAAATCAAATCTTCATTATTTATGTTAATAATATTTTCTGTTATTATAGACACGGCATAATATATTAAAAATTTTCTTTTTTTAAATATGCTTTGACTATTATTATACCTTAAACAATATAAATTTAATAGACTGTTTATTATTTTTTTTATAAATTCACTTTTTTCATTTGATTGATAAAGTAAAATATCCCAAATAATCCACACTATATCAGTTTGATGTTTACTATCTACTTGTATTTTGCTGCGTCTTTCGCAAATACATTTTTCTTTTTTTGTTTTACATATGTGTTCAAATTCCATTATCCATTCAATCCAATAACATGCTTGTATAGTATTTTTTGAATCATTAGATACGTTAAACATGAGTTCGTTAATAGCAATAAATAATTCTTTAGGATCTTCTTTTTTAAAAATAGGTTCAGCATAATATACATTCGGAGCTTTTAATTTATTCGTCATATTTACCATTTCAAACTCATCTTTTTTTATAGTTATGGAATCAAAGCTATGTTTTCGTTTTACACTACATAATATATAAATGATCTCTCCAAACATCTTTCTTATTTTTGAATTATTACGCATAAAAAGTTCAGACTGATTATACCCATTGTGTAGTATAGTCTTGAAAGATTGTATTCGCAGTTCTAAATACATGGATAATTTAGGACTACCCAAGTGTATATATTTACTAAAAAAAAATATAATTAAATCCCATAAATCGCTAAAATTTCCAGAACATATTAATTCTGCTGACCAATATATAGACGATTCTATATTCGAATTTATTAAACATTTTAATAGTTCTTTTTTTGCATCCGATTTTTTAAATTCTGAAAATGTAATCCCTTTAAATTCTTTTATATCTCGTATATCATTTATTTCATATTCCATAAATATTTTTTTTTATTATAATTAAATAATACAAAAAAATATAAATTTATACATATAAATCTATTTTATAATACAAACTTATATATAATATAGCATAATGACTAAATTAAAAAATACATTTTTATCTAATATTATTCATTCTATAAACGATTTATATAAACATACATCAACATGGGGAAGAATTCTCCTATTTTTAATTTTATTTGGTGTAGTTATTTTCATGTTAAAACCGTTAAATAAATCTTTAAATAAAAAAGAAGGATTTATATCTAATTTTAGTAGTACAAATAATAATGGAACATTATTAGAAGATAGTACAGATTTATATTCTAAACAAGATTTTTCTGTTAAAACTAATATAACCGACGTATACGATGATTTTTACGTAAATATTTATGATGATTTGTTGTACTATACATTTAAAAATAATTATGAAATAGGTGTTATTGTCAATAATACAAATCCCACTACAGAAAGTATAATATTGGATGTAGGTTCTGCTACTGGACATTATGTAGGCACTTTAGCATCCAAAGGATATAATATAAAAGGAATCGATATTTCACCTGCTATGATTAAAAAAGCACAATCGAATTATCCGTTATATAAAAATAATTTTATTAATGGTGATGTATTAGATATATCCGTTTTTCGACCAAATAGTTTTACTCATATTACTGCAATGAATTATATAATTTATTATATGAATAACAAATCAATATTTTTCCAAAATTGTATGAATTGGTTAATGCCTGGTGGATATTTACTACTACATTTAGTAGACAAGGATAATTTTAATTATAAATTACCATCCAGTGGATTATTCAATAAAGATAAAAACAGTAAAAAAACAATTAATAACAAACGTATTATAGAAAATAAATTGAATATTCAAAAATATGATATTGATTATACATCTGTTTTTGAAATAGATGGTAATAATGCAACTATTCAAGAAAAATTTATAGAAAAAGTAAATGATAATGATATAACACGAAAAAATATACATAAATTATACATGGAATCAATGGATGAAATAGTAAACATGGCTTTAAATAATGGATTTATATTGCAAGGAATTGTTGATATGGCTAATATAGAAAATTCACGACACAATCAATTTATTTATATTTTTACAAAACCTAATTAGCTTTTTTATTCTATTTTTGTATAAACAATAAGTATAAAAATCATAATATAATTATAAGATTATATTATGACATTTCATAATAGTGCAGATAAACAAAAAATATATACAGTATTTACATTATCATTTTTATTTGGATGTATTATAAAAATATATGACGAAATTGTTGATAATAAAATCAACGTATCTGTTTCTTTTATTGAAAATATTAAAATATTTATGATCGGTATTATAACAATACTATTTTTGTATGAAAACAGTTTTATATTACCATTTTTATTCGGTTTATGTTATAATTTGTATTTAGGTGATTTGATATTAATTAAATTTAATAATACTCCAGTAGAAGAAACAGCCATAAACGATGCTTATTGGAATAGTAGCATTATATATGTTACGGTTCTAGCTATTTTTATATTTTTTTATAATTATAAATCCTATTTTTTTACATTCAAATCATTTGTGCATTTTTTATTTTCGAAAAACAAATATATTATTTCTGCAATTTACATAACATTTACGTTTTTCTCTTATTTATGGGAATCTTATTATTTTACTGAAGAAAATAGTTCAAAAAAATACTACTGGCGAATTGTTTTTGTTTTATATAGTGTAATTTCATGCATTTTATTCATTGTATATAAACAATATTTTATATTAGGACTTCCCATGTTAAAAATGTGGCATATTGGATATTTATTTGTATGGTTTTGTTTTAAATTCTTTATTCGTAAAAACACGAAAGACGAAACACCTAGTAAAAAACATATCAAAAAGAATAAAAAGCCTAGTAAATCCACATCAAAAAGAATAAAAAGCAGGATAAAACAAAAAAAGACAAAACTATCTGTTAATCCATAAATAATTATTCTTTTTCTATGATTACTTTTTGGGCTATTTTTCTGATGATTTTCCCCTTGTTTTTCTCTCCGTTGTTGACGCCACCACCCATTGTTTCCATGATTATTTTATTATATTCATCTGATTTTTTCGATTCTGGGTTCATACATTCTGGGTATTTGTTTTCGTAGTCAGGTAATAATTGTAGGTTTTTCGAAACAATACTACTTATTACTTGTTTTATACGTTTTTTATCATCCTCTTCTTTCTGCCATTCATCATCATCTTTCACGTATACTATTTCTCTCTTCTTATCCGTACAATGCATTGGGTGTTGAGTAACATCCAATGCATTCAGATTTTTAATGATAATATTTGAAACTCCTTCTACATATCCAAGTTTTCCTATATTTTCTAAATCAGAGAGCTGGAGAGAAATATTCTCGATAAACTCTGATATATTCATCGCATCTTTGCACGTTTCATTCAAAAAGAACTGCAAATTGAAAGTCTTGTTGTTATTCATGGTATTGTTTATTGTATTATTAATTACACTAGGTTGTAAATTTTTGCAAATCTCTAATATTTGTTTTTGTAACTCGATATTTTGTTTTTGCAATTCTATATTTTGTTTATGCAATTCATTGTTATTTATTTGTTCTGCTTCTATATTATCACATTTCTGTCGATGTTTCCATAAACCCGATCTATCCATATATTCTTTTCCACATTTTTCACATAAAAAATTGTTTTGCACTTTTTTGCACTTTTTAGTTGCCAACTTGGCAACTGCAATACAATTTGCATGTTTTGATGTCAATATATGTCTGTCGTAACTACTTTTACGTGATGTATTATAGTCACAAAATATACAAATATATTTTATTTTATTTTTATTGCAAATTCCGGTTTCTAAAATGTTGCTAAATGTTTCCATACATTTTTACTATAAATTTTTTTTTGGATTTTACGAAAAATGTATCGTAACAAATTGAAAATTATTTTTTTTGAGCCCTGACCATAAAATTCAATTATGGTCACAAAAAACGTTTTTTTCGGCAAAACTTTTCTAGCTTTTGAAAAATGGACATTTTTTTTGTCCATTTTTTGATTTTCCAAAAAAGTTTTGTAAATTTTTTGTTGTTTTTAAATAATAAATTGGATTTTTAACTTAAAGAAAACATACAAAAAATATGTAAATACCGAATTACATGTAATTAAAAAAAAAAATGAAATATATAATATTATATTGAAATGCAATATAATATTAATAGACAACTTAAAGACAATTGAAAGATGAACGGACTTAAATTATTTGAGAGTGTTAAACTAGTTTCAACTTTTGGTGAGCTTTTGCAATCAGTAAAAGACGCATCAAAACGTGGAAAAATGTTTGAAATCATATCAAATATGATTATTCGTTTTGGATTTTGTTCTGTGTTTACAAATGATAAGTATGACCATTATGAGGGTAATATTAATTTCTGTGATTTAAAAAAAGTGAATGACCTAAAAATATATTTAAAAAACTTGACCTCTTCAAAGAGCGGTTCAAGTGATATTACGTTACAAAATAAAAATACTGGTGAATATGTATTTATTTCATCGAAATTTTGTGCAGATGATAGTAACAATGACATTAAATATTACGAGATTCAAGACATTCATTCAGCAATTTTAAAAAATACCCATAAATATAAAAACTATAAAATTTATTTATTCGTAAACAACAAACAAAAAGTATTACAATTAATTAATTCTAGCGAAAAAACCAACGAACATTTAAAAAAAGACATAACAGATATAATTGGCATTGATGAATTAGAAGTTTATTTTCAAAAATTTAAAAACTCGATTCAAGATATTTCCATCGATGAAGTAAATGACAAATTTTGTACGCCGAAAATCCCATTAGATTTGCGTTTTCATCAAGATTTAATTACATATCAAATAATGGAGAGAGTAGATGAAGGAGAGAAAAATCTTTTGATTGGTGCAAAAGCTAGATCTGGAAAAACATATTGCGTTGGTGGATTCTTTATTAAATATTACAAAAAATACAACACATTAAATGCATTAATTATTACACCAGCACCAACAGAAACATTATCACAATTTACAGACGATTTATTCCATAAATTCAGAGATTTTATTGGTATTAATATTATTGAAATTAGAAAAGGCAGTGATTTTGCAGAAATGAAGTTAGAGGACAACAATATTATCATTTTAAGTAAACAACTACTAGATGATTATGTTTTAGAAAAAATAGTATTACCAATTAAAAACTTGAATCTAGATGGTATTGTTTTTGACGAAAACCATTTTCATGGAACAACTCATATGTCTAAACATATAATAGAATCGTATTCTTCTCCTAAAACATTCAAATTATATTTAACGGCTACTTATGCAAAACCATTGAATGAATGGAATATTCCAACCAACTGTCAATTTTACTGGGACATTGAAGATGAACAACTGTGTAAAAAACGTGATATTAACGGATTAATTGAAAAACACGGTCACGATGTTTCATCTTTTATTACAAAAGACAACCAAGAGAGAATGTTGTCTGTTTATGACAAAATGCCAGATTTACATATTATTACAAATATGATGGATAGAAAACGTTATGAGATGATAAAAGAACGCATTCAAGATACGAGTTATGGTTTTTCAAACAGTACATTATTATCAACTACAAAAGATGGAAAAAATTTAAATTATATCGAAGAAGTTGATAATATGTTAAAATATATTTCAGGAAAAGGAAAGATCGATGAAACAGAAGATCCAATTCGAGATAAAAAAGCGATTTTCGAGAGAATTAAAACTATTTCAAATACAAAAAATAGCAGAACAAAATTAAATAATGGTGATTTTACAAGTCAATTGTGGTTTCTACCATTTGGTAAAGATATGTTAATAGATAATGTTAGTAAATGTTTAAAAGAGAGAATGTTGAAAAATCGTGTATTACGTCAATATGAAATTATGATTGTTAATTCTAAAAAAGATTTTAAATTAAAAAATATAAAAAGAGAAATTATAAATGCAGAAATAAAAGCAAAAGAAGAAGGAAAAGCAGGCCTGATCCTATTAGCTGGTAATCAACTTACATTAGGAATTACATTGGATTTAGTTGATATTGTCATTTTATTGAATGATGTCCTATCCAGCGATAAAATTTTACAAATGTCATATCGTTGCATGACAGAAACAAAAGGTAAAGATAATGGAGAGTACAGTTATGAAGTAAATAGTGGTGTTAAGAAAATTGGGTATGTAGTTGACTTGAATATTTCTAGGGTTCTAAATACAATGTTAGACTATAATGTTTATAAAAAGGATTTGAATGTGGAGAAAAAAATTGAATATTTGATTGAGAATAATTTAATTAACATTGACAGTGATTTATTTGATAATAAAGAAAATAAAAGCAATTTAGTTGAACGATTAATAAGTATTTGGAAATCAGATCCAATTAATAATCTAAAAACATTATTGAGAAAAATCGAAGAAAATGTGATCGAATTGGAAACAAAAGACCAAATTTTAATTAACCAATATTTTACTACCTCTGTTGGTGATAAGAAAATTAATATGAAAGTTAAGTTTGATGAAGATAGTGATGAAACACTAAAAAGTGGAAAAGAAATAACACATCAAGATAATGGCGAAACCGATGATGATGGGGACTCGGGTAATGATGATATAAATAGCGAAAGCGGAAATGAAGAAGAACAAAATATATCTCTTAGTAAAGATGTATTGCCATTTATTATTCCATTAAGTTGTATTTTAACTATTAAGGATAATAAGTATGATTTTGCTGAAATTTTAAATAATATAAAATCCGATCCAAATTTATTAGAGGTTTTTAACGATCAATCATTTATTTGGTGGAATAAAAAGGATATTATTGAATTAGTTGAAAAAATAACCGATAAATATGTTAAAAAGAATTCTCCAGTATATAATATAGCTATTCAATTTAAAATGTCATTACAAAGTTTAATCGATAAACCAATAGAATTATTAGAATTAATTGATAGTTGTTTAAAGCCAAAACAAAAAGAAAAGCAAGAAAATGGAGAAGTATTTACTCCTATGGGATTAATATTTGAAATTCTAGATAATTTAGATAAGCATTACATTAAAGAAAACAATGGTAGAAGTATATTCACTGAAAAATCATTTAAATGGGGTGATATAGTTGGTTGTGGTATGGGTAATTTCTCTGTAGCAGTATATTTGAGATTAATGGATGGTTTAAAACAAGAAATACCAGATGATGGTGAGAGAAAAAAACATATATTAGAAAATATGATTTATATGGCAGAAATAAATAAAAAGAATGTATTTATATGCAGACAAATATTTGATGTAAACAACTCATATAAATTAAATTTATATGAAGGTGATGCTTTAGATTTAGATCCGTATGCAGAATGGGGTGTTACTAAATTTGACGTAATTCCTGGAAATCCACCGTACAATAAGGGTAGTATAAGTTGTACAAGAAAAACTTCTATTCATAAAACGGATATTAAACATGAAACAATATGGAATAAATTTGTTGAAAAATCATTTGGATTATTAAAAGCGGGTGGTTATTTGGCGTTTATTCATCCGTTAAGTTGGTTAAAAAAGACTCATCCATTACATAATGATATGATTGATAAACATATTATTTGGTTAAAATTATGGGACAATATTAAAAGTTTAGCAACGATTAATGGAAAGATTCCAATATCGTTATACGTTTTACACAATAAAAAAAATATTAATAATTGCACAACAGAAATAATAAGCGAGATTCAAAGTAAAAAATTAAAGACTACATCAACAACGTATCTTGATAAAAAATATTCTATTCCAGTAGCATATCATAGTATATTTAATAAATTAACAAAATTTATAGAATCCAAAAATTTGCAACTAGACTATAATACAAAGACAGTTAAATCATCTGGAACAAAAGAAAAACTACCAGATGATTATACATTAGAAGATATGTGGGCTGTAGATACGTATACAATAAAGGAAGGTATTATGGTGAAGAAAGCATCAGAACAGCATCCAGATGCAAATAAACGCAAGTTAATTATAGCAAATAAATGTAGTTTTGCAGGAGCATTTATTGATCATGGAAAATTAAGTTTAACTAGTACTTGGAAAATGTATATATTAGGGAATAATTTAGAAGTGATATTAAAAATATTAAATTTTAAAATAAATAAGATTATTAGTCATTTTACAAAATACAAGCAAGACTTTTTAGAACATGAATCACTGACTTATATTCCAGATATTCGTAAGTTAGGAATAACCGATATTACAGAAGACGAGTTTTACAAGTTGATAGGATTGACAAGACAAGAAATAAATCAAATTAAAAACCCTACATCCAATGAGGTAATAGGAGATGAAGAACACGAAGAACACGAAGAAATTAAACCAGCGACAAAGACAAACGCAAACATAAAACCAAAATCAAAATCAAAATCAAAATCAAAATCAACACCAAAAAAGAAGATATTGATTATAGAAGATGAGGATGATTCTGATAAATAAATTAGTTAGTTTTAGATAGATTATGTATTATGCATTGTAAAATTAAATATATATGTGTTTTTTTCTCTCTATAACCGCCACACGATTCTATAAATTAGTTAGTTAGTTATAACATATGAGAAAATAATGTGTAAAAACATAATGAAGAGATATAAAACAAACTCCACATTGGTATGAAATTTAGTGGTTCTGTTCCAATATGAATTTCATTTTTTATCGGTTTTCGGATATAATATAATTGTCTATTGTATCTATAAAAATTCATATCAAAAAGCACTGCCAAAAATGTAAAAATAAAAATGGTTAATGTTTTGATATTTGTTAAAAACAATGCAAACCCTAATGTAAGCATTAATCCAACAAATTCCAAATCTGGGTAATTATTAAAAACAATTGGAACTAAAAAGGATGCTATTGCTGGGAAAATTAAATACATATATTTTGTTTTTGAAAGTGTTAAACTAACCACATTTATCATTTGAAACAATAATAATCCGATTACAATAACAACAGCATATGCAAAATATACAAATAAAGAAGTGTTCATAAATATTGTATTAGAATATCTCCACCCAACTCCATATTTTTGATTTTTTGTGAATTCTTGTATTAATCCATCACCAAACCATATTATAAAAGTTGTTAATAATACAGAAAAAGCATTTAATTTAGTTATTAATAACAATGTAATCAAAAGCAAAAAATAGAAAATGCTTTTCAAATTAGCGTCATTTTTAAAAAAGGTAGATATTAACACTAATAATATAGACGCAATAAAAACAGTTAAATTCATATAATATTTTTGACCCATTTATATTATATAAATAATAAATAATAAATAACAAATAACAAATAACAAATTACTAAATTAAATTACATTTAACAAATAAATGTATTGGTTATTCTATCTGCCAATCATATTAATAATTGTTATATTAATTTGGATAATACATACAAGACTAATATATGATCGTTTTTGGATTCATCAACCAATATTTCATAAATACAATATACCCTATTATTTTTCTTCACCACAAGTAATCAATTTGGAATGTCCAGCTAAAAACAACTATACTAATTTTATCAATATTGAAAGTTTTTCTATGAGTGAAATAGATGAATTATTATGGAATCGATTTCTCTCTACTATTCTAAAAAAAACTGGTAATTTGCCAGAAAAAAATAGTATCTCGATATATTTTGATACTGTTTTAGAGAGAAGTTATATATCATTCTATAATGAGCCAGTAGTATATCAAAATATAGATAAAGGATATTATATCGATGAAAAGAAAACAGTTGGTGTTATTACAAGCAGACCATTGAGATTTTTTATGAAACAATATAATAGTGAATTGCCAGTATATTATATTGATTATTTAAATGTGGATAAAGATAAATCTAAAAACGAAGAAAAGCATATTACACATGAATTAATACAAACACATATATACAATCAACAAGCGTTGAATATGCAAAAAATAAAAAACAATAAAAAATCGAACAACCTAGAATTTACCAAAAAATATAATATTCAAATTTGTCTGTTTAAAAGAAACAATGTTAAAAATAACATAGGCGTAGTTCCACTGTGTTCCTATAAATCGTATATATTTTCATATAAACAATATTATTTTAAAAAATACATCTATCAAATTCAAGATCAAACATACAATAAATATAAACATTACAAGATTTTTATTCTTACAAAATTAAACTTCCATACTATTTTAGATTTTATAAAACAACAACATCTGCAACGATTTACCGTTTTTATTTTACCAAATATTAATAATTTATATCAACAAATTATTTCAGGAAATTTAATAGTTTATTATTTATTAGATGTCATTAACGGACAAATTATAGCCGTCTATTTTTTTAGAATTCACAAACAAACCGTTTCATGTGTTGGGTCTATCTGCTATTATAATAACTCAGAAAAAATATCGTATGAAGATTATTTTTTATACGGTTTTAAGCAATGCATAGTATGGTTTACTGAAAAAAAAGCACTACCGAATAGGGCCAAAATTGAAAAAAATGCTAAACGTGGAAAAAATGTGAAAACCGCGATGGAATTGATATATTTTCATATAGAGAACATATCAGACAATACTATTTTAATAAGCGATTTAATAAAAATTAATAATAACAAATCGTATTTACATTACACTACAACAGATACGATGTATTTTTTTTATAACTTTATTCACACAAAATGTGATTCGAAAGATGTGTTTATTTTGTATTAAGTTTAGATAGAGGTATACATATATGATTTTTGTGTGTGTGTGTGTGCATGTGTCTAATTTAACGACGACCACGACGAATTGTTTTGGATTTTTGGGATTTTTTGGACTTTTTTTGATTTTTGTTTGTTTTTCTTTTCATACGACGAAGTGATTTGCGTTTACCGCCTTCAATACGATTTGCTTCAATATCTTTATTATTATTTAATTCCTCAATCATTTCTTCGTTTTCATTTGATTGAAATTTATATATTAGTTTATTATCATAAAGTAAAGCATGAAAACCGAGTCCTTGATGTGGAGTATAAGATTTTATTATATAATCTGTATAAAACCCATTTTTAATTTTATTATAATTATCTTTTGTAACAGTTCCTACCATTTTTTTTAAATTCGATAATAATAATTTTTTTTCAGTATCATTATATTTATCTTCTGGATTTAAATTCATATAGTATAATATATATAGATATAAATATAATTGTCAAAAAAAAATTATCTTACATATTTTCCTACTCTGGTGAAGCTGTCTACTATAAATATCATAAATACACCTAAAAAACAATATAATACTACTTCTTCTGTTACGTTGGCTGTGCGTTCATCATGTTGTTCTTCTAAAAGATGTATCATGTAATTTAATTTATCAATTAATACTGAATTCTCTATGGATGAGTTAAATGATGGCGAATATGGAGAGAAATTAGATACTGGCGAATTATATGGAAATGAATTGTTGTTAGGACTATTGGGTTTAATATTTCTGTTCATATTTGTAGCCGTTCCATAATTGTAATTAGGGACATATTTTTTATAATATTCTTCTACATCTTTATCATTAGAGTAATTGTAACTTAAATTATTTTTTTCCATACTATCTAAATAATTACTAGCATTTACATCATTAACAGAACCATTACCAGTATTGTTTGTGGTTGGTGTTGGTGTTGGTGTTGGAATAGTATAATAACTTGAGGGTGATTGCTGGCTAGAGTTTTGTGGTGGGTTTATATTTGATGGTTTACTATTATCATCAGAATTATCATTTATTCCAGTATAACTTTCTTTTAAATTGCTAGACCTATCAATAGTTCTCTCTACGCCAGCAGAATTAGGAGGAGATATAGGTGTAAAATCACCCATATCTACTCCATCTATATCATTATTATCATGTATAGATTTTATTAAATTTCTAACTCTTTCTGATGTGTTAGTTGTATTATTATCCCTATCTCTATTATAATATTTTTGTGTTTTATTATGGTTTAATCTTTTTTTTGTTATTAAATTATCTGTACTACTATCTATACCATTACTATCATAGGGTGATGCATATAATGCTAAAGACGACATTCTTTTTATAAAAAATTTAGATTATAATTTATATATCACACTGAATATATAATAATTATTTATTATAAATATAATATAATATATTTATAATATAAAATGGCAAAAATTAATAAAATTAGTTTAAAAAATCTAGATAAAGCAGAAAATATAGTATGTGGTTTGGTTTTATTTATTTTCATATTTTTATTTATTTTTTTCATATATTTTAATAATTTATCATTATATTCTATTACAAATTTCTTATTTGATTATGATTTAGGCAGAATCGTATTAATTGTATTATTATTAGGTGTAACCAGCTATAATTTATTTTTAGGTATTTTATTTTTAGGTGTTGTTGTATTTTTATATGAATACGATAAGAAAAATATTTCTAAATATAATAATACTAGTAGTACTAGTAGTACTATCGACCCAGAATTTAATGTTTCATCTAATAAAAAAAATCCAACAGTTCAGGACATTCTTAATCTAGAAAATAATATTTCGTCTAAACAATCAAATAATCGAATTGGATTAGGATTTGTTCATCAATCGAATAATGATAATAATAATAATAATATGAATATTAATCCTTCTTATGAAGAAATATTTAATAGTAATTTTGCGTCAGTTTACTAATAAAATATACGTTAATTATAAGAATGTTTAAATTAAAAAAAAAAGATAGAAAAATTATTTTTTTTATTATAATTGTATCTTTTATACTTTATTTATCAGTTATTACATATAGATATATATGTAAATCGAATAGTATTAATGTTGTAGAATCAGATAATGTAGAAGGATTTAATATACGTCAATATTACAATTCAAAAAAAAGAAACTTTAATAAGATCAAAAATAAATATTTTTATGATGGTAAAATAAAAATAAAAAAGTTTTTAAAAAATAATAATATTATCTAAATAATTTTTGTCATATATTTAATATATACAAAATATATGACCAAACAAAAAAGAACAAAAAAAAATATATCATTAAAAAAAAGTATAGGATTAAATAATATAAATGCTCAATCAAATGTACCTCAAAATCCTATGTTTCCTCATATGAATACACCACCTTCACCTCAATTAAAAAAAAAATATCTCGGATTTAAAGGAATGTTTGATTATATTCATGATCACATTTTGTTTCTAAATAGCAGTAAATTTTTTGCAGGTGTAGTTATGATTTTATTAAACGTAGGTTCTAAATTTATATCTGTGCAATTTAGCAAGTCAACAGAAGAATATTTAAAATTTTCAATTAGTAAACAAATATTGGTATTTGCAATGTCATGGATGGCAACACGTGATATATATACATCTTTAATATTGACAGCGGTTTTTGTTGTATTATCTGAATTTTTATTTAATGAAGAAAGTACGTTTTGTATAGTTCCAAAAGAATATCGTGTTCTAGAAAAATTAATAGATACAAACAATGATGGAATCGTATCAGAAGAAGAATTACACAATGCAATACAAGTTTTAGAAAAAGCGAAAAAAGAAAAACAAATTAATAAGCAAAATGCAAAAAATGCAACTAATGTACCTAACAATAATTAATATGCAACTAACTTATTTTATTTTGTATACAAGTTAGAATAATAAATAATATTATAAATATATAAGTATAATATTATTATTAAACTATTATTAGATTAATATTATGAACATGGATAATGATAAACAATCAACTGTAGAGAAAAAAAATAATAATTATCCTGCGTATATAACTATATTTTTGAATACTAGAATTATTGGACATACAAAAGAAATATATAGACCGAATATGACATTACCAGATATTTCAAGTACTAGCAAAAGTATTTATTTTAATCCATTAATTAAATTGGATAAAAATATTGTTAAAACTATACCGAAAGGAAAAAACGAAAGTTTTATTTATGAACAATTTTTTAATTCGAATCTTTTTAATAGTTTACTCATTCGTTCACAATATTATCCACAACCAAAACGAAATATAGATCAAGCAAGTGAAGAAGGTATTATAGATAATAATATTAATATTTTATTAGACCTTTTATTCTCTCAAAATAACCCATTTTATATAGATAAAAAAAGATATACATGTTATGATTATAAGTATAAAAAAGGCAGTTGGATAATTGATTCCATTAATTCACCCGAACTAAAAAAAAAATTTTACAATTATTATCAGAGTAATATTAATTCTTTAATTAGAAAATCATATCGTTATAACATGCCTATGCCTAACGCAAACATGCAATCATTAATGCCAAATAGTTTCATGGGTATGCCTTCTGGACAAAATACATTATATCAAAATCCATATCAATTATATCCTACATCACGTCCATTAAATATCCCTTTACAAACCGAAAATCCTATATTTCAAACATTTAATTCGTTTAAAAAAAGTGTACCCGAAACAGTTTTGCATGGTCCTGCGGCAACAGAAGATTTTGGTGAAATTATAGCAGAAGAAGCAAAAAAAACAAGAAATACTAGAGCTTTAACACCTAAATCGCAAAGAATTAGTGCGGATAAATCTATAGTATTACAGTCGAAAACATTATCTCCATCATCCAATATTAATAAAACAAACGTGCAATATTATGATACATTAATAGATCAATATCTATTTTATTCATATGATGGGTTTAAAAAAGGATTTATTGATGTTAGTAGATTGGATTGTTCTCAAATTAATGATATAGATGATTTAGTAAAATTTAGAAGAGGTGATTTTTTTGAGAATAAAATAGCAAAATGGAATATTTTACACAATCAAGGTAATGGAGATTGTTTATTTTATTCTTTTTGTCAAATAGTAAATAGCTATGATTATAAAAAATATAAAATACCATTAAAAACTACACAATTATTGTTTGGCGTATCTTCCAAAATTAGTTATTATGATAAAACTGGTAATTATACTGTTGCGGGTTTACGTAAAATAATTGCTGATTTTATACGTTATACAGATGCAGGAAGAGAAGTGTGGGATAATATGAATAGTTTAACAGATATAACTAACGCTGATAAATATATAATTAAAAATAATTTGCAAAAAACATTGTTAAATATTGAAACATGCACTGATATAAATAATAGAACTCCTATTAAACAAAAAGAATTAAGTGATCCAACCCATTATTATTGGGGTGACGATATTGCTATTATTATTTTAGAATATATATTTGAATTAAAAACTATAATAATTCACAAACCGAATAATGATATTAATGATACTATAGAAGTATATAATAACACTGAAAATCCATCAATTATTATAGATAAAATACGTTTGGCTGATTATATCATGATTGAATATGAAGATAATTATGGTAATCCAACAAGTGTTTCAGGATATTTATTATCTAGAAAAATAATACCAGGACGATCTCAAAGCATAACTATATTACGGAATAATGATGACGTTAATAATTGTACATTTGTAAAACAAACTATATATATTAGCAGTATAATTGCAATATATATTATACCAAAATATAAAATATACAAGACATCTGATACGTATTTACTAAAAAATACAGTATATGATAAATATTTTTACTTATTTTATCATGAAAATAATCATTATGAGGCGATGTCATTTAATATTCGCGATCACCCTAGATATGTATTTGATGAAACAACTATTTACGATTTTCATCCTTATATAATTTACATGATTTATATTTATAATTATATGTTAATTGATCCAAATGGATCTAATTTTACACATACGACGATAAATACATATTTAAATGAAATGAATATTTACTATAATACAAACAATAAAATAACTGATAAATTTTTGAAATTAAAACTATTGGGTGGTACAGTAACCACTAGTCCTTCTACTAAACCTGTATCAGCGAATTATTTTGATCGTGAAAAAATAATGAAAAATATACATAATTTTTATACAAATGTTAGTAATAAAATAAATGATAAATTGAATCAACAACTTGATATTAAAAATACGGAACCAAAAAATGCGTCAACTATACCAACATATTATGCAAATCCTAATATGTCTTATTATATTATAGTAGATTTAGAATTATTTCCTGGTGATTCTATTTCTATGAATGAGAGAAAAAACTTGGCTTGTCAAATAAAATTTGATAATATTAGAAAATCATACGCGGATTTTTTGGGCTACGAATACCAACCGTCATTATTAAACACTTCGGTTATGCCTACATCAATAGATAAAAAATCTACCTCATCTGATAAAAATAAAACAAAAAAAATAAATAGATATAGCGATAGTAACAGATATAGCGATAGTAACAGATATAGCGATAGTAACAGATATAGTAACAGATATAATAACAGATATAATAACAGATATACTAGGAGAAACACATATTAAGTTTATTATTCAATAAAAATATATATAAAAATATATATAAAAATATATATAAAAATATATATAAAATTTTTATATTCTACTATAATAATGAACCATTATAATGTCATTTTTAATATAAAATTACTATTTAATTATTGTTTATTATTATCTAATATAAACGTTACATGTTTTCCATGTTATAATGTATTATCTTTTTCAGGTGGTGGTTCTTTTGGAGCAGTAGAAATAGGAATATTATCTAAAATTCACGAATTAGACCCCAAAAATTATGATTTATATACTGGAATTAGTGTCGGTGGGTTAAATGCTGGATTTCTCTCTCATTTTGACGATCTAGAAAAAGGACTATACGAAGTAAAAAATATTTATAAAAGCATACGTACCAAAGATATTTATGAGATACGAAAACGACCAGAATTAGGATTACTCAACACTGCACCATTGCAAAATACTATTGCCAATTTTTTGAAAAAAATGGATGAACCATGTAAAAAAACACTTATTGGAACCACTAATTTATATACTGGAAAAATGGATAAATATTATTATAATACATTATCATTAGATGATAGGATTTTACTTTTAATGTCTACCACTGCTGTACCTATTTTATTCCCACCAGTTAAATTTAAAGATAATTTGTACGTTGATGGTGGTCTTATTGCAAATGAAATCGTATCAGATATATCATCAACAAATTACATAAACATAACGTTTATAACTCCTTTCTCCAATTTATTACCAAAATATAATTTGAAAACATATACCGATATTATCAATCGCAATATTGAAATAGTAAAAAAAACATATAATAATCAAATAAGTAAGTTAAATACACAAAGTGATATAACTCGAGGTGAAATTAATATGTATTATATTGATTCTGAATTATTGAATAATTATTCGATTATGAATTTTGATAATGGTAAAGAATTATTTGATTTGGGTTATAATAATGTAAAAGTGGATAAATATAAATTATGTTGTTAATACTTTGAGTTTACACAATCATACTTTTTGTTTTAGTTGTTAATACTGTCCCTATTATATTTGTTTTACATACATTTTCTATATTAGTATAAATAACCTCAACATTTTTTTGTGATTTATATTTATTTGAATATTGTTTACATAACAACCCTCCTTGTTTTATAATTTGTGATTTTTGATTATTATTTAGATCTTCGAATTTAAAATTATATCTTATATTCATTTTTTCTGGATCATTTACATCGTTGTGTATACTATTATAATGGTCAAAATTCATTACAGCAATTACATGACATGATGAATCATTGCTTAAATGAAACCATATATCTTCTGGATGTGATTCATCAATGATTTCAAAATTATTTTTAGCATTTCTACCTACTTTATAAACAATGGTTTCATTGCAACTATGTATATATCTAGTTACGATTCTCATTTTATTTGTCCCTATATTCATATTATATAAATATTTATATTCTATTGTATATTCTATAATTTGCTTATAAAAAAATAAGAATTAAATAATCAATTTTTATTTTTTTGGTTTGTTGGTTTGTTTATTTATTTTTTGGATTTTTTGGATTTTTTGGATTTTTTGGATTTTTTTGATTTTTTTGCCTTTTTTGTTTTATTTTTACTTGTCGAAACCACTGCAACCCATTTATGAACGCCATTAGTGTCTGGTTTTGACTTGAACATTTTACCATTGTTTCCTTTCTTTGTTTTTCCTTTGCATTTGTTGGCAGGAAATGGAGGGCTAGGTCTAGATTTATATTTTTTTGTATCATCTTTAACACATTTTGTTTTGTTTCCCATTATAACTATAATATATAAATATGTAGATATAATATTTTTGTAATTTTAATTGGTGGATTTTATAGTAATAATAACTAAATGTTTCATTAACCATATGCCTAAAATAATCCACATGTTCATAATACTATTTCCACCATTATATATTATCCATCTAAATGATTGACAATGTGGTAATGGTGAAACTATTGGTGATGATATAAATCCAATCAATGTGTTTGGAGTGCAATATTGAACGTATAAATGACTCGCCATATAATGCAATACAATCCATATTAAATATATTCCAAATATATTCCAAATATGTGTAATTATTTGTATTGGTATTTTCAAATATTCGTTTGTTAGTAATTTCATTCTTATCCTATCCGTGTTTTTTAGTATCCATGTAATATTCATAATAATAAATCAATTTTATATTTTTCTATGTATTCACTTTCCAAATCATTAGGAATGCTATTAAAATCAACTAACAAACGGTTTAATTCATATTTTTTATACGCGTCTTCTTTTTTTAGTTTACTCTCAAAATATTCAGGGTCTATAAAACACTTGATTGCTGTTTTGGGACCACATTTTGCAAAAACAGATGTTATATTATCACTTGAATCACCCATTACGATTTTACAAAATAGGTTTTTTTTCGCATCCCCAAAACTACTTTTTTCTTCTGCGATATTTTTATATGCTAAATTATAAATTTTTACTCTGGGTTCCACTAGTTGAAGATAATCTTTATCGCTAGTTATAATATATATTTTACAATTTTCATGTTTTTTCAATAAATGTTTTACAGAAATAGCAATGCAATCATCCGCTTCTAATTTTGTATGTTGTAAAATCATATTGGCACCGCCTTTAATGAAGAGTTCTTCTTGATATGTAATTGCAAATAGTTTACTGATTGAATCGCCATCTATGTTATTTCGTGTGGATTTATACGAATCATAAAATTGATTTCTCCATATATTTTCTCTCCTGCAATCTCTAGCAACATATATATTAGGTTTGTCTTTATTTGATGAATCTATTTTTTTTTTGGATTTTACATCTATATTAGATTCTAACAAATGTAACTTATTAGGAATCTCTTCTACTTTTTCGATAAACGTTTTTTTATATTTTTCTATAAAATCATTAGTTATTTCGAATGGTTGTTTGGTTTTTTCGTTTTTTTCGGTGTTGCTGGCATTAGCATTAGCATTAGCATTAGATATTTTCCACCAATTCATTATAGAATAAAAGCGATGGAATATGAAATAACTACCATCTATAAATATAAATGTCGGTGTCGTTTCTAGTGATGACGAAGATAGATGTGAAAATGGTTGTTGCATTTTGTATTGTATTGTATTGTATTGTATTGTTGTATTGTATTCTATTTATTTTTTATGAGTTCAATTTTTAATTAATTTGTCTAATAAAATAATAATCAATGGATACAATGAAAAATATATTATATACTAGTGCATTAGAAACATATGATTTTGCAGAAAAAAACAAAAAATATGTTGTAAATTTACTTCTTACGTTTATGCCAAAAGAAACTAAAGATTTCTTATTAAATTATGATTTTAACCCAGAATATTATTCTGAATTGGATTTAAAATTGATAGAAAAAGATAAAAGACGTATAAAAAAAATTAACAAAAAAAAAAGAACTATAGAACCGCGTGATTCATTAACAAAATCAATGAATAAATCAAAAATAAAATATGCTATTCGTTTTATTCCTATTGAATTATATTATTTTGTTATGTTTTTTTCTTACATAACATTACACAACATTTATTTTTTTTTAAATGCTAGTATTAGTATCCTGTTTATAACAAATGTTAATTATTTGATTTTTATATTGATGTTGATAATTATTAATATGGGAAGTGTTATAATTTTTTCAGGTTGTCCTGTGAGTATATTAGAACAAAAATATAGAAATAAAATAAAATATAATCAAGATTTTTTTAGTAATATTCTAAAAAGTTTATATGACAATTATAATAATAATGATACGTATGAAGAACTTATAGAAAAACTAATATTTTTTCTGTTATTTTGTATTGTTAAAATATCTTGTATCATTATATATAGGTATTTTAGATCTGTGTAATAGTAATTACGAAAATACATTATTATACATTTCTAATGCTTTTTCTTTTTGAACAGAATAATTCACTATGGGTGCTGGATAATTAACTTTTGCATTGTGTTTCCCATCATACATAGAGTGATATTTATCCCAATTATGTAATTCTTTTGCAGGAATATCTTTTAATTCAGGAATCCATGTTTTTATATACACGGCATCTTCATCTACTTGTTCCGATTGACTATATGGATTGAATATACGAAAATAGGGTTGACTATCGGCACCAGTGCTTGCAATCCATTGCCAATTGCCATTATTGGATGCAGGATCATAATCGACTAATTTTTGAGAGAAATATTGTTCCCCTTCTCTCCAATCTATAAGAAGTGTTTTTGCTAAAAAACTAGCAACAATAAGACGCACCCTGTTATGCATATATCCAATGGTATTTAATTGTCTCATTCCAGCATCTACAATAGGATATCCAGTATTACCAGTTTTCCATGCATGTAAATATTTTGCATTTTTATGCCAACGAATTTTATTATAATTTGGTTTCATTGCATGTCCTAAAACATACGGAAATGCATATAAAATATTCATATAGAATTCTCTCCATATTAGTTGTCTAACAAGTTCTTTTATATTTCGAAATGTATGAAATACTTCACGAATAGAAACACATCCAAACTTGATATAAGGAGACAACTGTGTTGTCGGAATTGATGGCGTATCTCTCGTTTTAATGTATTGTTTTTGTGTTTTCAATGCGGTTTTTAAAACATCTAAACCATTCTTTCTTCCACCATGAGATAGTATATGTATATTGATTTTTGTAAACTTTGACATCGCTTCCTGGAGAGAAATGGAGATGTTCTGTATGTTACTAGAAACAAATGGCAACTTATTAATGTGTAATAATTGCGGATTTGGTGGTTTTGTGGATTTTACGGTGTTATAATAAGGAGTAAATTTTTGATAAGGATGACCTGTCGCGTTAAGAATGGTTCCCGGTTCATAAATATAATAATCCGATGTTATTTCACATTCAACATTCATTTTTTCACATAGTTTAGATAAATTTTCATCTCTCTCCACTGCATATGGTGTATAATCTTTATTAAAACAAATATATTGTATATTCCATTTATTAATACATTCTTTTATGATTTTATTTGTATTACCATAAAATATATTGAGTTTACCATTGGGAGTGGATGAATGTTTATGGATTTCACTATTTAAATCTTGTAAACTTTCAATCATAAATTGCACTGCATTATTTGATTTATATGGATTACTTGAACCAACTTGTTCGGGTGTAAAAATAAATACTGGATATATTGATCCGCATTTTTTGATTGTTTGAATTAAACCAATATTATCTTGAATTCTTAAATCACGATGAAATAAAAAAATACCATTTTCGTATTTATGCATGGTTTTACTTGTATATTTTACTTGTATGTTTTACTTGTATGTTTTATTTATATATTGTATAATATAAATAAAATATATATAATAACATTATACATTTTTACACATTTATTTATTTTTTCGTCTTTTATTATTTTGTTTTATTATTCAATCAAAATCATATTAGATAATTCTTTCAAATAACGTTTGGAACAAGTTTCTACTAATAAACCATTTGCAAAAACACCATAATTACCATAATAATTATCATTCTCTAGGGCTATATGATAGATGGTATATGTTCCTGGTGTTTCATAGACTGAAGCACGCTGGTCCACACAAGCAGGAACACGATACTTACTATCTGTTACGTAGATTTTTCCATTTACTTCAATTGTTTTCTCGCGTTGTTCTTCATCCATGAAACTATTCATTAGTATACAATGACAACCTGTAATGATAAGATCTTCAAATAGTTCAGGATATTCACTTTGGGAACATTTGTATAATTGGTCTTTTATTCTTTCTTGTAAAGCGAAATGATATATATCACTCTTCCCAATCATTTCAATTGGTTTATAACCATGATTTAACGTTTTAATCAAATCACCCTTTCTCAAATCTTGAACTTGAACGTATCCTTTATCAGTGAGGATTTTGGAGTCAGACTTGAAACATGGTATAGGTTGTGATTGTGAATAATAAATCACTCCATTATAATAAGAGTTATTTCTTCCAACTGCAATTGCATTGGAACTTGACATGGAACAATATCTAAAAATACCTGAACTTGTTAAATTAGATCCGGTACTAGTCCAAGTTTGTCCATAATTTCCTGAATAATAAATAGCTCCAGTATCAGAGTCAATTCCTCCAACTGCAATTGCGTTGGATCCTGACATGGAACAAGAGTTAAAAATACTTGGAGTTGTTAAATCAGATACGGTACTAGTCCAAGTTTGTCCATAATTTCCTGAATAATAAATAACTCCATTCCCAGAATTCCCAGAGCCACTTTGTCCAACTGCAATTGCGTTGGATCCTGACATGGAACAAGAGTAAAAACAAGTTGTTAAATCAGATCCGGTACTAGTCCAAGTTGACAGTCCATTATTTACTGAATAATAAATAACTGCATTACTAAAAGTGTCATTTTGACCAACTGCAATTGCATTGGATCCTGACATGGAACAAGAGGTAAAAAAACTTGCACTTGTTAAATCAGATCCGGTACTAATCCAATTTTGTCCATAATCTACTGAATAATAAATAACTCCATTATTAAGTAATGCTCCTCCAACTGCAATTGCGTTGGAACCTGACATGAAACAAGAAGAAAAAAATGCTGCACTTGTTAAATCAGATACGGTACTAGTCCAAGTTTGTCCATAATCTACTGAATAATAAATCAATCCGTTATTAGAGATACTGTTGTTTCCAACTGCAATTGCGTTGGAACCTGACATGAAACAATATCTAGGCATATTTAAACTTGATAAATCAGATACGGTACTAGTCCATGTTTGTCCATAATCTACTGAATAATAAATCACTCCGTTATTAGAGATACTGTTGATTCCAACTGCAATTGCATTGGATCCTGACATGAAACAAGAATTAAAATATATTGCACTTGTAAAATCAGATACGGTACTAGTCCAAGTTTGTCCATAATCTCCTGAATAATAAATAACTTCATTACTAGAGTCACTTCGTCCAATTGCAATTGCGTTGGAACCTGACATGGAACACAAAGAAAAAAATAATGTACTTGTTAAATCAGATCCGGTACTAGTCCAATTAGCTAAAGAAGACATTATATATAATAAATATAATAAATTTATCACTAAATTAAATATCTAAACTAATAGTATTTTTATCTGATCTTGGTTTTCGCCTACTTCTCTTTGGCATATTACCGCTACTACTTTGTAATTCTTTTAAATCAGAAATACTTATTGTACTATCATTATTTATACTTTGTGCATCTTGATCTAATTGAGATGATGACATAGGTGGATTAGAAAATACAGGTTGTTCTTGAATATTAATTGTTTTTGTTTTTAATCCAGATAATATTTCACTTATATCACTAGGCCCTTTCATTTCTGGTCTATGTGATGATTGTTGTTGCTGTTGTGGTCTTCTGGGTGTTCTCTCCATATTTACTGGATTCGTTTGATTTTCACGAATATTAATACCATCATTCATGTTTGGAATACTACTTCTACCCATACTCATGCTATTATTATTTCCTGGTCTTCCACCCATATATGGCACACTATTTGGACCTTGTGTTGCCATTGGTGGAGGTGGACCTCCTCTTCCCATTGGAATTTCTGGTTCTGGATTCATTAATCCACTCATAAAACCACCAAATCCTGGACTACTTTGTCCCATTGAATTAACTGCAGCAGTTTGAAATTGTCTCATCAAATCAGGATTTTGTCTTAAAATATCATCCATTCCTGGCATAGATGATTTAAACATTGTATTTGTCATGTGTAACATAAGAGCACTACCACCCAATTGGAACATCAATTTCAATTCTGGTGCCATTGTTGCCTTTGATTTGTATTTTTCATATAACTCTGCAAAAATTTCATCATAATCATTAATATTTTCATTTATTTGTTCACTCCAACCATCTAATTTAATATCAAATGGATCAAATTTATTGTTTAAAAATTCAATACCATTAATTACTGCCATCATCATGTTTCCCTGAAACTTAACCGAGTTTTGTTTGTTTTTCTCTTCCATTATAGTCTCATATTCACCTTGCATTTCTGCTAAAGGTGAATCCATATTGTATTTTTTAGACAACTCTACACCTTTCTTCTCCAATGCTTCTAGCTTTCGTAAATATTTAAACTTCTCTCTTAATAATTCTTCTTTTGACATAGCTGGTTGTATTGGAACAGTTTTGTCAGGATTATTAATCGGAACATTATTAAATTTACTAAAACCATCCCATGTTTTTGAATTAGCATCACCAGTTTCTACTGTAGATCTTCCGATTGATGGTGTTGATGCTGATGATGCTGATGATGCTGATGATGAATTGTCATCAAAACGTACACCTAAAGATGGTTTTTCATTTGATGGACTAAAAATATCTGATTTGGGGAAAAAATTGGATGATGATCCCGAATCTATATTAAAAGAACTAGTTACATCTGCTAAATCATTCAATTCACTTTCTAATTTATTAAGATCATCTAAATTAATATCATCCTCAAAATTTTTTCCATAACCAGATTTTGATTTTCCATCTTTTACTTTATCATTCATTAATAATTCAATACCACCGCCAAAATTCACAGATTTTAAACCATCCATGTCATCATTTAAATTAGATATATCTATAATTTCACTTTCCATTAATATAACTTATTAAGAACATATAATTTTAAGTACTACGAATATAATAATATATTTTATTAAATTTCAACTACTTTTATGATTTTCTCTCTACAATTTGTGTTTTATATACCATATACCTTGCAAAAAACAATCAGCCAAATCATCTTTTTTATTGTGTATATTAAAAAATTTTATCCATTCATCGTTGATATTGTTATTTTCTAAATTTTCTAAACAAATTTTTATACCTAATTTTTTTCGTTCGTTGTATTTTTTTTTATCTGTTTTATCTTCATACTCGCTATTTTTAGTATTGTTGGTATTGTTGGTATTAACATCTTTCAATTTATTAAAAGAGGATACGAATTCGATATATTGATTCGAATTTTTCATTATAAAATATTGTGCAACCATTCCCTGAATTGTTTTCATTCTATTTGCGATAGGACTTATTTGATTTTCTATTAGAATAACATCAATAATTTGCTGTGATGTAAAATAAGATTCAAAAATAATATCAAATTTTGTTTTTATATTTTTACCTATACTAATTATATCCACTTTATTAGAATTTGTTGCTGTTACGGTTTCAAAACATTTATTTACTACATATTGATTCAATAAATGAATCAAATCTATTTTTTTTATAGGCTTTGTATATTCTATATTATATTTTTCTGCTAATTCAAATAGTTTATTTATTTTTTGTTTATTTAAATAGGCAGATTCTAATTCTTTAGTAGGTATTTGAAATATTTGTTTTTTTGAGTGTTTTAAACAAAAACATTTACCGTTTTTTGTGTATTTAGCAGGTTTATTACATACGTTGTTGTTTAGAGATTGTTGTAATGATTGAGGGTGTAATTGTTGTTTGTTTGATGATTTTATTTTTGAGTTAGATTTTTCATTTTCTATTTCTGAACATAATAGTGGGGTTTCTTCTCCTATATTAACTATATCCCATTTTTTTACGCTATATATATTATTCTCTATTTCAAATAAACAAAATGCTAGATTTTTAATACCAATATCAATACTCAATATTTTTATTGTAGATAGATAAGAAGACATATGTATATACATAATATGATTATTATTTATGTTATATTTTTTATAAGAATTTTTATTTTCTAAAATTGTATATTAAATCGATTTTATTTAGGCGTTTTATAAAAAAATCTATATTATATATATAAAATGCCAATGAATACTCGCAGTAAAACACACAAAAAGTCAATTTACAGACGTCGTGTAAAAAACTCTAGTTGCAGAAAAATCAAACGTTCTGCTGCATGCAAACGTACTGCTGGATGCAAATACGCTTCTGGAACAAAACGTCGTTATTGCCGTAAATCCAAGAATACACGCGCTTAAACATCAAATCGTAATTTATTTGTAATAAATCTATAATTTACGATTTCTATTTCTAATTAGTGTTCATATTGTTGGTGACATGATTAACACCTAATTCACCTAATGAATCAGGTGTAAAATAAGGAGACATCATTTTTGCTTCTAATTGTTGTCTAGATAAATATGGATTTTTCAAATCACTGTTTTGGTACCCATAACCAGGAGCACCCGTATCAAATAATGACTTGTATAAGATTGGAACATTACTAGATGGTGTATTATTTTCTCCTACACTTTTTACACTACATGGCATTCCTAAATCATAACATGCAGATAAATTGTTGTAATTCATAATTTTAATACCATTATTAGTTAAAAACTGTCTATATTGCCAGTTAGATGTTATATTTTCTTTTTTCTGAATTCTCTTGTTTATAACTGCTTCTGGTTGCCATGAAGCATAATTTCTACCATCTGCCATTATTGGAGGAAAATCAAAATGAATATTATTAGATCCAGAATAACATGTTGCCCAACTCATATATAATTATATCTATGTAGTATAATTAGATAATATATTTTTTTATTAAATTATAAATTATAATGATTATTTTTATTCTACTTCTAATAATTTTAATAAATCATTTTTCTTTAACTTTGATGCATCTGTAATAATACCCTTATCTATTACGATATGACGTAATTTATTCAATGATAATTTTTTATAGTCTAACACTTCAATATTTTTAACATTTAAATCTGTTAAATCTTCTGATTCAACTTCTATATCATTATATTGATCATTATATTGATAATTATCTTCATCATTATCCATATCATTTTCTTGATCTTCTAATGTGAAATTAATATTTATAGTTTTTAAATTATTAATATCAGAAATATCGATTTCTTCTACTGCATTATTAACGGTTTTGTTTTTATTTGCAACTACTTCAAAATTTAATCCCGAATAACTTTCACTATCAATATCATCATTTTTATTTTCTTC